CTGTTGTTTCTGTGTTCGCTATCTCTAAAACAAGTGAATGACTGAGATAAGAGCCATCCACCCTCGGAACTCGACAATCCATGCTCTGCAGCACGACCTCGTCTTCAGCATCCGAACGCTGTCCCTTTTCTGTTGCCAGGTAGGTAGTCCCCGCTGTCTTCCAGCTCGCACTCTCCATATCGGGAAGAGCCACGTCTTGTTCTACTCCACAAGCGGAGTGCCTTTTTACATCTTGCCGGGGATGGTCCAATAAATAACCTCCATAATCAATTCGACGAAGTTCTCGCATAGCCTGCCAATCAGGCAACGTGCGTACTCCGAAAAATTCTGCTTCTACGTGGCACCACGCGAGGCATTTATTGTACATTTGTTCTCCGTAGTGCCAACATTCAAGCAGGACGCTATTCATCACTGAATAAGCCTTCTCCTGCGTGAATTCTCCTTCGGTCCATTTCACCATATTAGCCATCGAGGCCTCTGATAGTGGTGCCATGATGCCTGCATGCCCTTTGACAAACTTCCTTTTAAGGTATTCAACCTTATCCCACGAGGTCGTGGTCTGTAAAGTTTTATCTGGGGCCGTATACACCATTCTCCAAAACTTCCAAAATATTTCTGATAATCGCTTAACATTATATTCGGGATATTCGGGATCTACACCACCAACAGAGTCATCTCCGGTAAAGCTCATCTGGACCTTACTCCAATCTCCTTTCGGGTATAAATATTTGAATGCCAAATAATGTACTCGCCAGTTGCCAAAGGTATTCAGGAGACTAGTCAGGTACATACCTGAACTAGTCCCCCAAAACCTCTGATAAACTACCTTTCCTATTACGTGCCATCCCCACATACAACCTTCCAGGAGTATGCGAATCGCCGGGTCACTATAACCCACCGACTCACACAACCTAATAAAGTCCTCTTCCCTATCGGAATGAGAACTTATGTCATACTGTCCAAAATCTCCACAAATGGGGAACCCGTTCCGCGCGCGCAAGCGCGCTGCCAGGTAAGCCCAATCGTTCGAATGGACATTAAGTCCTAATCCGTTGGGACTGTTTACGGGGTCTTTAGTCAACTCCGCGTACAGGTTCGCGAATATGATTCTATGAATTACAAATGATGCAAGATCTCCAGAATCAAAGAGTCTTGTCTTCTTGGCTTTCACCTTCTCTGCAGAGCGAATCTCGTCTTTCAACGTCGATTCAAACACCACAGGGCGGCAAATGCCCTTATCCAGTTCAGCGAGTCTCTGTTCTATATCTCGCTCGAAAACCGGATGAATTCTTGGCCTTCCTTGATCATCAAAGAACAATTGTCGTCTCGTTAAGTTCAGTCTCTTGTAATAATATCCTGCTGACGTGTTAAAGTCAATGGAAGCAATACGCCCATCCAGGGTTCCGTAAATAGCTTCTGACACAGTACATCGCTTAACTTGACTCCTATCGAAATTATGCGGCAAGAACGAAGAAAAATCGTCTACTTTTCCAGTAAACGGTACTCTCTCCTTCTTACCAAACAAATCCAATGCGTTCTTCTTAGGTGATTCTTCTTTCATCACCGGGGCTCCGTCCTTTATCACGGGGTTTCCTTGTTCATCTTGTAATGCGACCCACTCTGGTTTCAGGGCCGCTGGTTCGTCTGTTGTCTCTGGGAATGGGAAGTCTTCATAATTCATAGGAGTAAGTCTCAACTTAGTCTCCTGTGGCATGAAGCTCGATTCCTTTGTCTGTCCTAGTACTACCGTTCCGGGGATGTTTGCATACATCCCTTGTAGTACTATTGGTTCGTATATCTCGGGTTTATCATCCTGACCAAAGTCAGATTTAGTCACCGCGATAGCGTAACCTATCTGTTTTCCTGTTATTCCTGCTACGTGAATGCCTGCAATTTTTCCTGTTGCTCTATGTATATAAGGCAATCCACAATCTCCATATTCTGCGTCTGGTCCTGTAATCTTAATATCGACTTCTAACTTGCCTGTTGGCAAATCAAATTCTCGATACTCAGGTAAGAACGAGGTCGCAATCTTTCCTACTGGTATGTTGTTCTCCAGTACATATTTCTCGATCTGTCCATATCGTGGCACAGCATCGCAGAAATGTCCAATAATGTTTCTTCTCGCCGGCATCTTATGCCTAGGGAAAGTCATAGTTTTCAAGTCTCCTCGAAATTCCTCTACGACTATCTCAGATAGCGGGAATGTCATCATCACATTTCTTCCATCGTCTCCTAATTTTATATAGGTATCTTTTGTCTCGTCTTCCGCGCATCTCAGCACGTGTCCCGTGAACAGCATTGTAGTGCCGTACACGAACATTCCGTGTGATCTAACGTCAGTCCATCTAGTATCTTTCAACTCCTCTCCCCGAGGCACTTGAATTATACCAAATTTCTCAACATTAGACATGATCAAGCCTGCATGGCTCGATG